CGCAGATCTTTGATCAAGATGCGTCGATAAAAGTCGTTCCATTGACCCTGAGTGGCCACACCCATGGCCAATTGGATGGCATCTCGAGCAGCATGTCCTGTGAGTTCACGACGATACAGGCTCTCGGCCAGTTGTTTGAAGTTGACCCAAGCAAGACCCTGCCCACCCGCTTCTTCCTTGACGGGCACCTGTTTGACTCCGAATGTGTAGAGATTGTCTAGGCACATGCTGACGCCTTCAAAAAACTCATCTAGCCCTTCTTCCATGGCCACCCTGAGGATGTCTTCTTTGTTGAGTCGGCTAGGGTGGTCTTCTAGGCTACGGATAATGGATTCTGGTTGTGTACGCATTTTGTTCCTTAAACGATTGCAGGTTTATAATTAGGGCGATAGTCGCTGAACACCTTGGAGTAGTGATTGGCACGTATCCATTCAACTAGACTCTGGGGATCAGCGATCATCCAATCTTCTACGTCTTTGAAATCTATGTCGTCCTGTGTGCTGAACATATAGATTTCATAGCAACGCTGGCTGTTATATCTAGCCCGTAGCATCATTGCGTTGATCTGATGGCCCAGGGGATTGGTGTGAAGACCGTTGCCCTTGAGCACTGATATCAATTGTTCTTTGTCGTAGTTTTCTGGATGGAAGTGTGTGATGTCTTGAAGACACTCAAAACCATCTCGATCCCACATAGCTAAGATATACTTCACAAAAACTCCTAGTGCTGTTAATAGTATATATTATAGCACCAGAAGCTGTGTTTGTCAAGTCAAAAGATAGTCAGCCCAGCTTGGGTGCTGGATGTGATAGCCGCGGCGCTTGCGCTTTTCAACCAAATCCCAAAAATGCGGCTTGTAGGGCAGAGTTTTTGGTTTCATTTTGGTATGAGCAGCCTTGCGATAGTTGCAGGGCTTACATGCTGTGGTAGAGTTTTCCCAAGTGGTTTTACCGCCAAGAGAAACAGGATGCACGTGATCCAAAGTGGCTGTGGATTCTGTTACATCTACGCCACAGTATTGGCAGTGATACTGATCTCTCAAGAAGATATTTCGCTTGCTCAATCTCATGGTATGTTTGGGTTTTTGATATTCCTTCAGCATCATAACCGCAGGTACCCGGGTGCTCCATCGAGCAGAATGCACGATCCAATCGTCATACCAACTCAGTACTTCGACTTTGTCTAATACCATATACCGTATGGACTCCTGCCAATCTACAGTTGATAGAGGCAAAAGGCTGACTGGTTGCATGTCTGCGTTTAAAAGTAAAGTGCTCATTTTGGGATTTCTTACAAAACAGTATTTAACTGATTACCGATTACACGCTTATTATATACTCAGATTACAAAGAAATCAAGAGCCTTGACAATAATTATTAGAACAGTTATACTTTAACTTTATAACGCAAAGGAAACATTAATGCTAGTACCAATGGTAATCGAATCCACAAGCAAAGGCGAACGGGCCTATGACATCTACAGCCGTTTGCTCAAAGAACGCATTATTATGTTAAACGGTCCTGTAGAAGATCAAATGGCTAATACTATCGTAGCACAACTGCTGTTTCTGGAAAGTGAAAATCCAGACAAAGACATCAGCTTGTTCATCAACAGCCCGGGTGGTGTTATCACCAGCGGCATGAGCATCTATGATACCATGCAGTTCATCAAGCCCGATGTGTGTACCTATGTAATGGGACAGGCATGTTCAATGGGGTCATTCCTAGCACAAGCAGGAGCCAAGGGCAAACGCTACATGTTGCCCTATGCCCGTCATATGATCCATCAGCCCAGTGGCGGTGCTCGTGGTATGCAAAGCGACATCGAGATACAATACAAAGAGATCACAAAGATGAAAGACATACTCACTAAACTCTATGTCAAGCACAATACCAAAGGCAAGACCTACGCTGAGTTTGAACGTGATATGGATCGTGATACATTCATGTCAGCAGAAGAAGCATTGGAATACGGACTCGTTGATAAGATCATCGAGAAACGACTATGAATCTACAACAACTAGGCAAGATAGACAAGGGCTGGGGATTTGAAATAGTTTTTGCCAACAATGACAAGTACTGTGGCAAGCTATTGGTATTTGAACGTGCTGGCGCAAAGACCAGTCTAGTGTTTCACAAAGACAAACGCAAGAGCTGGTTTGTTAACTCTGGTAAGTTTAAGGTTAGGTACATTGATGTCAGCACCGGCGAGCTCAAAGAAGCTATATTGGAAGAGGGTAAGACTGCTGACTTTGCAGAACTTGGCCCTCATCAAATAGAATCCTTGGCACCTAATTCAATGATATTTGAAGTAGGCACAGCAGACTACATCGAAGATCGATTTAGACTTGCGCCGGGTGATTCTCAAAAGCCTGCTTAAGGGCAGTGATAAGATCTTCTATTAGACCATCATCGTGATAGGGGGTGGGTGCGAAACGCAATCGTTCAGTGCCCACAGCCACTGTGGGATAATTGATTGGTTGAACATAGATGTTATGCTCATTGAGCAGAGTATCACTGATAGCTTTGCATCGTTTGGCATCTCCTACCAACACTGGAACGATATGCGTAGTCGAACATTCCATCACTGGTATGCCATGCTTGGCTAATCTATGTTTGAGTTTACGAGCACGTTCTTGATGGAGTTCTCGCAGTTCGCCGTGATCCTTTAGGTACTTGACCGCAGCCAGAGCCCCTGCACACGAAACAGGGCTCATAGATGTTGTGAATATGAATCCAGCAGCTACTGAACGGATGGCATCGACGACATCAGCATCGGCAGCTATATAGCCACCTTGGACTCCATAGGCTTTCCCTAATGTACCGTTGACTATGTCAACACGGGATTCAAGCCCCAGCTCTTCAACTTTCCCACCACCGTGGGTTCCATAAAGTCCTACCGCATGTACTTCGTCGATGTATGTAATGGCCTGATATTTGTCGGCAAGATCGCAGATTTCCTTGATAGGACTTACATCACCATCCATTGAGTAAACTGATTCAAATACTATGCAGGGTGTAAACCCGGCTAGTTTGCTGTTGGCTAATTTGTTTTCTAAATCTTCAAGATTGTTGTGTTCAAATATCTGCTTAGGTGCTCTAGAATGTTGTATGCCCACTATCAAACTGTTGTGATTCTCACTGTCTGAAATAAACTGTATGTTGGACACAATCTTAGACAGAGCTATTAACGCCCATTCATTGGCCACATATGCTGAACTAAACAGTAGGGCTTTGCTCTTATTATGCAGCATGGCTAGTTCGTGTTCTAAGGCCACATGATAGTGGCTATGTCCACCAATGTTGCGTGTGCCGCCAGAACCTGCACCTGTTTGATCCAATGCTGTGTGCATGGCATCAAGAACAACTTTGTGCTGGCCCATGCCTAAATAGTCATTAGAGCACCAGTTAACTATATTTTTAATATTGTAAGGCCCGTACCAAATAGCTTTAGGAAACTGGCCGCGCTCTCTAACTATGTCGTTAAATGTACGGTATTTGCCAGAATCTTTTAGGTCTTTAATTAGATGTTTGAAAGGTTCTTTGTTTATCATAGTATAGTATTTAACGATAAATATTTAACTGGAGAATTTGAAATGGCAGACATAGTACAATTAGATGTACCTTTATTCATACGCTTGCTAGAACTGGCTCGCGAAGATGTTAAACAGGATGCAGACCTACATGATGTTGCTCAGCGAGTTATTGAGCTCAGTAAGAATGGCCCTGTTGATATGGCCAACTACGATGATATTGTTGGGTTTATGCAAAAACAAGGCAAGCCCGAAATCAAAGACGAAGATTTCTACAACGATGATATTCGAAGATTCCGTCAGATTGTTGACCTAGCCGACAAAGGTGAACCAACTGAATATTCAAACACTCCTAAAGAACAATATGCCACACCCGATGCAGTAACAACAGCAGCAGGTGGCGGCCCAAATAAACCTAAACATGTTGATGACATCAGAGGCAACAGTTTTAGACTTCATGGAAACAATTAATGGCTACGATTAATTACAAAGGTCTAACAGCAAAACAAGACAGTGTAACGGTTGCCTTAACTATAACTGTAGATCAATTGATTGCAGCCATCGCTGCTGACGAAGGGCTGCCCACAGAATATTATAATATAAGTCTCAGCACCGACCCAAGTAAAAGCAGTCTTGCCTACGGCGATAGTTCTACTTTAATAAATGCCATTGGATACACAGACGGTTGCACGGTAATCTGTACGACCAATCAACGAGGCAGCAGAGAAGAAAGACAAATACAGAAATTAGAAATTGCAGCAGTAAAACGAGCAGCGACTTCGAGACCTAGCACATATAATAGAGATAACCTACCAACTAAGTATTCAGGAAATACAGTAATAGACAATGCAAATGTCGGAGGCTTACAAGAAGGCCGTCCTTGGAGTTAACTGGTGGCCAATCGTAAACAACATCCGTTCAATCAAATGGTTGCCGAAGGCAACCTCACCGATCATTCCTTTATACATAAATTTGGTGCCGTACCAGCAATGAGCACAAACACCATAGGTACTATATGGGATATCAACGATACTGTTTACCCCTGGTCAGCATTTAACACGGCAGGAGTGGTTAATCTAGACAGAGCCAATACCGGCGATGCTAATAAACAGGTCACTGTTATAGGACTGGATGCTGACTACAATGAAACACAAGAAACTATCACTCTAACCAACGCCAGCAATAACACAGGATCAATTTTATTCAGTCGTGTGTTTAGAGCGTTTGTATCAGACGGTGTATCTAATCTTGGTAATATTGATATACAACGAGATGCTACTACAGTGGCTCGCATAACCGCAGGAGCAGGGCAGACACTGATGACAGTTTATACTGTGCCTGCTGGTAAGACTGGTTATCTGTACAAAGGAACTTGTTCAGCACAAGCCAACGCAGATGGCAGTGGCTCTATGTATGTTAGATATTTTGGCCAGAGTACTTTTAGAGTAGGACACAGTTTTGAAGTCAGCGGAACAGGCGGACAG